CCCATCTTCCGCTCTGACACCCTCATAGATCAAAGCAATATCCCACGCCACATTCGCCGCCGTCGCCTTGTCTTGCAGCGACATAATAATTTTCTGACGCAGAGCGTGTACGAGCACAGGCTCCGGTCCGATCTCGGCTACCACTAACTCTTCTACCGGCAAAACCGGCTTGATGATTTGCTCTCTCTTGATCGGCATTACAACCTCGGGCTAGGAAAGGTTTCCCAATCCTAGCCCCTAGCAGCTATGAATTAGGTTGCATAAATCGTCGGCCTACCGAACATCGTCATGGCAACAGACGTACTTACTTTGTCTTGCGCGTTACCAGTGGGCAATAGTGTTGCGCCAACGTAGCCGTTGAAGAGCACCTTCTGTCCACCGGCGAACGTGAAGCGAATCGCCCGCTGCGCCTGGTTGTCAGACGCGAGTTTCAGCGCAAGCAGACCCGCATCTGCTGGATCCCAGATGTTCTCGAACGTGTAGGTAGCAGCCGATGCGAGTCCCGGAATTTGCTTGCGCACATTCTCGTGGATCGTGGTCGTGTCGATGAAGTCGAAATCGCCTCCGGCTGCCGTCAAACCAGTGGCAGTTGTCATCGATGTGCCGAACGTGATCAGATTCGCCACGCCGCTCGTGAAGGTGTCATACAACGTGGTGTCCTCGCCCTCCAGATTGAAAGCGTTGGTAACGGAACCGGCCACGCGGAACACTCTGCCGTCTACTTGATACATCCCGTTCGCCGTGATCAGTACGTAATCACCATTGACATAACCATGCGCCGTGCTGGATACAACGCCAGGATTCGCTTTTGTGATGCCGGTGATTGTTTTGTTCGCTCCGAGAGTGGACTGTACGCCCACTGCCACATTGGACCATTTGACTACGTTTGCCATCTTGACACCTCTATGATTACCAAGGTGGCAAGACGTTTTATCTAGCGCGCATACTCTGCGCTAGAGGGAACGTGCGGCTCGGATGTTAAGAATACTACTGTTTATTCAACCAATCATCCCATGCGCTCAAGATGCCACGCAAATGCCGAATGACGGCTAACTGAAATTGTAACTCTTCCTTGTCTCGTGGCCCGGTCTTCAGATCGTCCAAGAACCACTTCAACACCTCTACTACTTTCTTCTTGTCTTCTGGGATCATTGCCAGACAGATACCGTAATGACTACCGCGAACGTCTCGCTCTCCACGTCGAATTCTGGTCTACGGTCCAGTGCTAGGAACCCGCCTGAGGACAACGCGGAATCCGTCACATCCCCTAGCTGCTCCGCGCCACTGCGCGTGCTGGCCATGCACCACACCTCGAGCGTGACGTTACTCGCCACCGCCGCATTGGTATGTATCGTATTCACATACTCCGTCGCCATGCGATTCATCGCGATAGCAGGCAACGTTTTATCGTCCGGCACAAAGTCCGGGTAGATCCGTTCCCCAGTGATGGCCGTCACCGGCGCAGCGCCGGAAAGTGTGGCGTAACAAACTGTTTCGGCGCTCATCGGGGCGTTTTCTCTTGGCTCAATTTCGCGATGCGTTTGTCCGCTATCGCGAAGAATCTAGACAGCGCCTCCGTCCGTCCTCTCGTGAAGGCTGGCTGAAGAAATGGATACGAGACGCGAGTATGTCCGGCGCTTCGATTCGCTGCCCGTGCCGCCGTGGCCTTCCTGCGCCCCCCCGTTAGCTTGCGCCCCGGACCTCTCGGCATCCATCCGGCTTCGAGGAACTTACCGTAGAACGTATCGGTGCGCACAACACCCTTTGACTTGCCCCGTCCTTTACCTTGCTGGAAGCCCACAAAGTAGTGCTCTCGCCCAGTAGTACTGTCCTTGGATCGGCGAATGTACATGTTCCGCTTCAGCGCGCCCGCAACTCTGCGACGGCTCGCGTTGATCGGCTTGAGCACTGGGGCTAACTGCTGCGCGATCCGCTTGAAGACTCTCGCCGCCGCCGTTGTCGCAGCACGCACCACGCTACTGGACATTTTCTGCCCTATCGCAGTGAGATGCGACTTAAGCTCAGGCAAGTTTGAATGGACATCTATCTCGTTAGCCATTCGGCCCGAGCTCCTCGCCCTTGGCAATGAATGACAGCTCACCCTTGCGCTTGCGCGTCGCGTCTATCTCAATGATGTTGTACGCCACGCCGCCAAACAGCGCTCTCTTGTCGAGCGTGACATCCAAGGGCGCACGCACTCTAAACGATACGACCGACTCGCCAAGCTGGCGGCGCGCAACCAATCTATCCCGCATGCGCCACGGCTCTGCTTCGGCCCATACAGTTTGCACATCTAGCCATGTGACCACTTCTCCGCCGTATGCGTCGCGTGTCACCTGTTTTTTCTGTAGCGTGATGCGCTGATCGAGTCGCCCTGCTTGCATGGCTAATCCGGAATCCGGTAGAAATCTAGCAGGCCGTTCATGAACGATGACAGAGATTCGCCGACGTTCTGCCTCTCAGCAGTCAGTTCAGGTGTCTTGTATGCCTCGCCGACTGCCGCCATAATCCACAGCCGCACACCCTCCGGCACTGCCGCTGCTGCGCCGAACCCGACAACCATCCTAATCTCGATTGCCTGCTGACGATCATAGGTATCCGGCCACGTCTGCCCGCTCACCGGAGAGATTCGCGGACGCATCGATGCGGCATCCACTTCGTAGCTGGTCGAGACCCAAGTCTGCTGCACGTTTGCGGTATCGTAATATTTAATATGCGTGATGGACTGGATCGGCGACAACGGAACATAAAGCGGGCACCCGCTAGGGAACCGATCAACCAACCAGTCCCAAGTCTGCGTCAGTAGCTTGCGCCCATTCAATCGTGCTTCGGCCTGCTGCTGCGCCATCTTGATATAGTTGGTCAGCATCACGTCATGCTCGTTGTGCTCGATGCGTAGCTGGTCCTTGACTTCAACCAAGCTCACAACATTCCCCGACGCTGCTGTGAATTCTTTCAGGAACAGCGCCATTACATCGCCCTCACATCAATGATGATGCTCTGCTCATCGACTTCCGCGCTGGATAGAATCGCATGACATACGCACGTATAGCGCTCACCGATCGTGCCCCCGCTGATTCGCACGACGGCGACTGTGCCGATCGGGAACGTCCGGCCATTAGCTACCACCGGCGCGCCATTGACTTGCTCACTCACTTTGGTTAACCCGGCAGGCACGGCCCACGTCGCCGACGAAATCGTCACGCCAGATGCAAGTCTATCGGTCCATGCTAAAGAATAATCTAGCGAGCTGTCCGGATCTTTAATGATCTCCAGACCATACGCCGATTCGTAAAACCCGGTGCGCATTAGTGTTCGTCCGCCGATGTTAGGGTAGCAACTCTACTGTCGTAATCCAACTCCGCAACCTCTTTTTGCTTGAGCACGAACACACGAGATGCTGTATCTAGCACCGCGATCCGCTCATAGCCGAACGTGAATGACACCACCACGAACGGATCAAGATTGTATGAGTTGTACTTGAAACTGCTGTACTTCGACTTCGTGAACCGCCCGATGAAGTGCGGATTCGTCTCGGCCTGCGGGGCCTGCGATAAATCGTAGGGCGTAACGTTGAAAGCGAAACGCGCCAGCTTCGTCGGGCGATGCTTGCCAATGAAGTGCGTTGGCTGCTCAGTGACAACGACAACCGGGACATCAACGGCTTGCGCGTTTCCTGCGAACCTTGAATACTTGCTTGCCCGGAACTTGCCGACGAAATGCGTAGGCTGTTCCGCAACCACCACCACCGGCACATCGGTAGCTGGAGTGTTATAGCCGAACCGCCGAAGCAATGGCGCTGTGTATTTCGCCAGGAATGCAGTGTTGGTCTCGAACGAAACGATCGGGCCGGAATCATCCGCCGCTAAGGCGTTGAACCCGAACCGCGCTAGCTTAGTTTGCCGGAACCTCGCGACGGAGTAGGTATTTGTTTCCTGCTCTACCGCTGCCACGACATCAAACGGCGCTGCGTTGAAACCGAATCGCTTTAGCTTCGGCGGAGTGAACCGCCCTACGAAACTTTGGTTGGTTTCTGCAACACCAGCCGCCTGCGAATCATCCGATGCCGCTGTGTTATAGGCAAATCGCTTTAGCTTGGCAGATGAAAACTTACCGACAACGGATGAAGTGTCGTGCGTCTCGGGCGCGGCAACCGAGAAGTCTATATTCTCGTGGCCGTAGTACAGCCCTCGCCCAGTTCTAACCGGCGCTGGTTGCGGAAATACTACGACTACGATTGACGACATTACACGCCCCTAACAGTGCCCTCCGGAACCTCGATCATAGGAGGCGCGCCCACTCTCAAAAAGCATTCGTCGCATACGTAGAATATGTGCGCCGCCCAATCCGCCGTCACCAATCCGCCGTCCGCGCCGCAGTTACCACAGAACACTTTCTCCATCAGCGCGCCATGGTAAATAATGGACGTGCGACGGCGATCTAGCGTCAGCCTGCAATCAGGGAGCCCGCCCTCAAGCTCCCTGTCCCAATGTTTGCTGTTACGCACCTTCGGCGAACTCGCACGTCAGGTCATAAGTGACCGAGGCGCTCGATGCTAGTGAAGTGATTTCCGCGTTAATCGGGTTCGTCGCGTTAGGCATCATCTGCACGGCTGCACTCGGCTCAGTAGCCACCCAGCCGCCCATGCCGCCCGTCTGCGCGAAGCCAATCGTGACGCGAGTCGTCAGTGTAGTCCCTGCGGTAATCGCAGACGCGTCATTAAACACAGTAAGCTGTGCCGCGACCGACCCGCGAGAGTTCCTCGGTGCAGGCGTTTGCGCAGTGCCGCCCGATGCAGCGGTGCCGCTGTTTGTTTTCAGTCTGATCTGTGCGCCGCCCGCCGTGCCGAAGCGCGACGCTGCATACAAGCCGGTGATACGTGCCGACTCTTGGTTGGCCGCAGTCGCCATACGGTAGTGGGTGGATTCTGTTCCCGCCGATCCGTTGGAAGTCAGTGCTCGTGTGAAATCGTAGTAAAAAGGCATTCTAATATCTCCAAGGATTGAATCTAACCACAAAGATCGGCGCGCTATATCCGCCGTCGAATACTGTCACAGGTGGATCAATCAACGGTAGCGCTACGGCCTGAGAATCGTAGACAGTCTCAGCCCACATCGCGTCAGCGTTAGAGCTGATAAGCCCGCCCGTCGAGTAACTGATCTCACCGCTCATCCTGCCACCGTCAAGAACGACCCCGTGTAAGTCGTTGCTGTCGTCGCGCTCTTGTTTAATTCCAAGAACGTGATGCAGGCATCATCAAACACTCTAGATAGGTTGAATCCGCTGCTTACGCCGTCGCGCATCGTGAACAAATTAGCCAACGGGAGCGGCATGAACACCAATGG